CAAGATGGCAGAGAGCAAGCTCGAAGACATGCGAGGTGACAAGAAAGCCTTCTCCTACCAGAAGGGCAAGAAGAACACGAAGGGCGAAATGTACGAAGGGTTCGAGGGCATGATGTCCCTGTCCGGCGTTCGCAAGGCGAAAGATGGCGCGCCGCTCTTCCTGCACAACGTCAAGGATACCGATCCGGACTCGAAGCACTTCGGCAAGGCGCAGCGCCTGACGGGTAAGGAAGGCGTCATCTACGGTGGTTGCTACGTGAACGCGAAGGTGGAGATGTGGGCGCAATCAGGCTCCCACAGCGGCATGCGCTGCGGGCTCCTGGGCGTTCAGTACGACGCGCCGGGCGATAACTTCGGTGGCGCTTCGCGTCCCACCGATGATGGGTTCGACGCCGTCGATGCGGAAGAGACCGACGATCTGGCATAAGTATTACCCGTCGCCGGCTACGGGAACCAGAAAGCCGGCAATAACGAAGGAGATGCAATGGCCCGCAAGAAGGCTTTTCTTGACCTGGAAACGTTCAGCACGGTTCCTATCAACGACGGAACGTGGCGCTACGCGGAGCAAGCGGAAATCCTGCTGTTCGCGTATGCACTGGAAGACGGCCCTATCCACGTGTGGGACGTAACCCAAAACGCGTTGATGCCTGACGATCTGGTATCGATCCTGCGCGACCAGAGCATTGAATTGTGGTTTCATAACGTGGCGTTTGACCGGACCATAATCCGACACGCGATGCCGCTTGTGTACAAGCTGATTAACGAAGACCGCTGGCGATGCACAATGACCCAGGCACTCTGCCACGGCTTGCCCGGGTCGCTCGGGACCTTGTGCGACATATTCCGCCTGGGCGCCGACGTAGCGAAGGACAAGCGCGGCAAGCAGCTTATTCGTATGTTTTGCATGGAACAACCCGCGAACCAGAAACTGCGCCGCAAGACACGTGAGACGCATCCCGCCGAATGGAACGAGTTTATCGAGTATGCGTCGTTCGACATTGCATCCATGCGGGCGTTGATAAAGAAGCTTCCTGCCTGGAATTTTCCGAATCACGAATTCGAATTGAAACTTTGGCAACTCGATCAGCGGATCAACAGTGAGGGAATTTATGTCGATCTTGAACTATCTGCGAAAGCCATCGAAGCGGTTGACGTTGCGCAAGCCGGCCTTGCAAGCGATGTTAGCGAAGCAACGGATGGTGCAGTCACGTCCGCCACTCAGAGAGACAAACTCCTTGCTCACATTCTCGCCGAGCACAACGTATCACTGCCGGACATGCGAGCAGAAACTATCGAGCGAAGAATCGCTGACCAGTCATTACCGGAGGGGGTGCGAGATCTTCTGGCTATACGGTTGATGGCGTCCACGTCGTCAGTCAGCAAGTACAAACGCGTATTGCGGTGCACTTCTTCCGATGGGTATCTCCGGGGGGTTATCCAGTTTTGTGGGGCTGGACGAACTGGGCGGGACGCGGGCCGTCTCTTCCAGCCACAGAACCTGATGCGCCCGACGCTGAAAGCCGCCGAGATTGAGACGGGCATCGAGGCTATCAAGGCGGGATGCGCGGATCTGGTGACGGACAACGTGATGGAGTTGTGCGCGAACGCGATGCGCGGCGTAATCATCGCGCCGCCCAGGCACAAGATCGTGGTTGCTGACCTGTCGAACATCGAAGGGCGGGTACTGGCTTGGCTAGCTGGCGAAGAGTGGAAGTTGCAGGCGTTCCGGGCCTATGACAATGGTGAAGGGCCAGACTTGTACATCGCCTCATACGCGCGGACGTTTCGCGTGAGTCTCGAAGAAGCAAAGCGACAGATCGGTAAAGTGCTAGAACTGTCGATGGGTTTTCAGGGCGGTGTTGGCGCTTTCGTAACGTTTGCTGCGGCTTTTGGTATCGACCTGGAGGCGCTCGACGGTGGCGCGATTCCGTACGACGTGTGGGGCGAAGCGGAAAACTTTTATGAATGGACGCTCGAACAGAAGAAGCCTACGTTCGGGTTGAGCAAGAAAGCATTCATGACTTGCGATTCGCTTAAACGGTTGTGGCGTCGCGCGCATCCGGGGATCGAATCGTTGTGGAAGACGGTTGAGAGCGCGTGTGTAAGAGCGGTCGATTATGAGGGTGAAAACTTCATGGCCGGTAAGTGCGTAGCGATCCGTAAAGGCAACTGGCTTCGTATCGTCCTGCCCTCGGGGCGCGCGCTGTCGTACCCCGCGCCGCGTGTAGAAGACGGGAAAATAAGTTTCATGGGTATCAACCAGTACAGCCGCAAATGGTCCCGCATCACCACGTACGGTGGCAAGCTGGTTGAGAACATGACGCAGGCCGTTGCGCGTGACGTGTTCAAGTCCTGCTATCCGCGAGTCATTGAGGCCGGTTACTCTATCCGCCTTCCAATCCACGATGAACTGATCTGCTACGCGCCAGACGGCATGCTGTACGGTCCCGACCACCTGGCGGGACTCATGGCGCAGACGCCTTCATGGGCGCCGGGATTGCCGCTCGCTGCCGCCGGTTTCGAAGCGTACCGATACCGAAAAGAAGATTGACATTGCGTTTTGCAATTGCTATAGTCTGTTCAACAACCAAGGAGAACGGCATGCAAACCCTCAACGAACGTGCAGAAGAAATGCTGGATGACATGCTCGACTATTCCGAACACCCGGAACTTGGCGGAGATTTGATTCTCGGCGCGTTCTACCGTAAAGAGCGCGCGCAAGTCTGGATTGTCGATATGTCTGAAGCAGGTTGCAATCTCGACGCTGGCAAGAAGATCGGCCTTGTTCTTAACCGGAGCCTGTGAAATGTTTTCACGAGACGCAAAACACTACCGCCCAACGCCTCGCACGACTCAGCAGGCGTTCGGCGCTTACCACAACTTCTACACGACCAACACGCCGAAGAAGCACGAACGACTGGTCGCGATTGTCGGCGTGATCTTCGCCGGCGCGGTTCTCGGTTTGCTGTTTGGGTGGAGGGGATAATGGACGGCGAAACCTTTGAGGCTTTTGTGCTGTTCGCCATGTGGGCGACGATATGGGGTGTCATTTACCTTCTAGCGACTTTCACATGAGAGAACGCGACATCGAAGCGTACTTCGTGAAGCGCGTCAAGGAAGCTGGCGGACTTCAGCGCAAGTTCGTCAGCCCCGGCGTGCGCGGCGTGCCTGACCGTATCGCGATCTTTGAAGGGCGGGTTTCCTTCGTGGAACTGAAGGCGCCGGGAAAGTTCCTTCGGGACGATCAGGTAAGAGAACACAGGAAGCTTCGCGCGGCAGGAGTAGCTAACATCTGGATTATCGACAGCAAGGAAGGTGTCGATTACTTTATCGAGAGAACGAAATGAGCGGACTTTCAATCATTGCTTTGTGCTGGGGTATCGCGATTCTGGCTTTCGCTTGTGGATGGGGCCTGCGTCCGCGATGAAACTCAGACCGTATCAGGAAATCATTCGCGATTTTCTTCTTGAAAAGGAGCGGTGCAATGCGTTCGTTCCGATGGGCTTGGGAAAAACGATCAGCACTTTGAAGGCGATAGAGTCTCTTAATCTCGTAGATTCGTCGCCCACGCTGGTCATCGCGCCTCTTCGTGTCGCCCAAAGCACGTGGCCGGATGAAGTCAGGAAGTGGAAGTTAGACTTGCCGATAACTCCCATCGTCGGGAACGCAGCGCAAAGGGCGCAAGCTCTGAGAGAGGACAGCGCCATATTCACGATCAATTACGAGAACATTCCGTCATTGATTGATTGGTATAAATACAACCCTCGCCCCTGGCCGTTCAAAACGATCGTGGCGGATGAGGTAACCAAACTCAAAGGCTTCCGCACGCGTCAGGGTACGAAGCGCGCCAAGGCGCTCGCGGAAGTCGCACACAGGAAGGTGGAACGATGGATTGGATTGACTGGGACACCGGCACCCAATGGGCTGAAAGATCTTTGGGGACCCATGTGGTTCGTGGATGGCGGGCAGAGACTAGGGAAATCGTTCTCAGCTTTTTCGCAACGATGGTTTCGGACGAGCTACGACGGGTACGGGCTGGAACCAATGGAACATTCGCAGAAGGAGATTCAGACGAGCATATCCGACGTGTGCTTATCACTGGATGCGAAGGACTACTTCAATCTCTCAGAACCGATCCGGAACAAGATCGTAGTGGATCTGCCTTACAAGGCGCGGCAGATGTACCGGGATATGGAAAAGAAGATGTTCCTGGAGCTGGAGGGGCATCTGGGGCCAACGGAAATCGAAGCGCTGAACGCGGCCAGTAAGACGCAGAAGTGCCTCCAGCTGGCAGCGGGCGCGATCTATACCGATGACCAACGCAACTGGCAGGAGGTGCATGATGCAAAGATCCAGGCTCTTGACGACATCATTGAAGAGGCGAATGGTGCTCCGGTACTGGTCGTCTATAATTTTCGTCACGATCTGCATAGGCTTACTGCCGCTTTTCCTAGGTGCCGCGTTCTGGACAGTGATCCAGAAACTATCAGGGCTTGGAACGCTGGGAAAATTCCTGTTCTATTCGCTCATCCTGCTAGTGCCGGCCATGGTCTTAATCTTCAGGATGGTGGAAATATACTCGTATTTTTCTCCGTGAACTGGTCGCTCGAAGAGCATCAGCAGATTATTGAACGCATCGGCCCGACACGCCAGATGCAGGCAGGACATGATAGACCGGTATTTATTCATTACATTCTGGCAAACGATACAGTGGACTTTGACGTACTTGAACGTCTGGAAAGCAAGAAGACTGTTCAGGAAATTCTGATGCAGGCTATGAAGAGGAGAAAGTAATGACCTTTGACCCGGCGTGGAACCAGAAGCGTATAGATGCTTTGGAGACGCGTATGGCGCAACTGGAGCGCCTCGTCCAGTATCCGAACGCACACGCTATGCCTCACACGGAAATCAAGGCGCAAGCAGCGCAACAGCAAGCCACGGAACAACTCTACGCGCCTTTGCGCAGCGATACGCGAGCCGTGATCGATCTGGCAGCGTTCGCGCGCCGCCTGATCGACATGCAGGACCTCGGCCACGCGGTGACGGAAGAGGTACGGGAACTCGCAAAACGGGCTTTGGGGTTGAAATGAAGCTGTACTCGACAACCGACATCGCGGCTTCGGTTCGCAAGGCGTACGAGACGTTTACGCATGTCGTGCTGAGTCGCGGTTACACGATCCTGAAGCCTGTCTACTTCAAGACAGAAACGATTCAGGATCTGGCGCCGCTATACCAGTACGCCAGCTGGATACCCGCGTCAGCGCCACAACTGAAGCGCTGGACGAACCTGGGCGGCGTGCTGATCGAACAGGACACGCACCCGGCAGACGACTTCCCGAAAGCGGATGTGACGGTTATGGTTGAAGCGCCATACGACATGGACCGCCTGAAGAAGTGCAACTGGCGTAACAACGAGTACGGCGTGATTCCGAACCCTGTGTCGTGGTCCACGCACGAGGAATGCATCGACTTGCGCTTCCCGACTCCGGAACTGTTACGCGAGATATGGACCGTTGCCAACGGCCAGCCGTTCACGAATTACGAACTGGCGACGGAAACAGGGATTCCGGTTAGCCAATTGCAGTACATCAAGAACGCACTGCATCCCGTCGAGCATTGGTACATCCAGAAGCGACTGGCTCCGGAGCGCGAAGAGATGTTGCCCGCGTGGGAGTGGCTGGAGGCGGGCACGGTGCCGAAGTGGAAAATCATCGAATCCGGCCACAAGTCGATGGTTGAGGAGCTAGGGAAGTTCGGGTACATCAACCTGAAGCGCTACCAGCACTACCCGGCTGAAGAGCCGGATTGGACGGTCGTTGACCGCAAGCGGCAACGCGCGCTTAGCGATCTGGCGTCTGTTCGATCGTTAGTGGAGTCACTTCCCGATCATCTCGCAACGTGATGACGGTTTGCCGTATCTCTTTAATTCGAGGAGCGTTAGCATGATAGAGAGCATTCAATTCCGCGAGGGCGTTCTCAGTCTCACTGTTTCCCTGCCGCGTAACCCCGCCTCCAGTGAGCGCGAGCGCAGCATCCAGTTTGACTTTGGCGAGGGCGGCGCTGTCGCCGAACTCCATGGTAGCGAGCTTATGAACTTCCTGTATTCCGTCTACACGGAACGCGCGTACAAGATCCGCCACCTGATTTTCGAACTGCTCAGTACTGAGGCGCGAGTATGCCGGGTCAATTTTCACCTGATCTACCGCAGCAGCGAAAGCCTGGAGGGCGGCACTGCGACGGATGAACAGGTCAAGTTCTCGCGGGGTGCAATCCAGGGCGCACGCTGCCAGGAAGATGTCACCTTTTGCTTCAGTAAGGGATGACTTGATTGACTGTTCGGAAATCAGGCCGCTCTTTCGCGCTCTGCTGGTCATTTCTTGGCCTTCGGGATCTTGGCGCCCGACTTGCGGGCCTGATTCAGAGCGATAGCCACGGCCTGCTTCTGTGGCTTGCCGGCTTTCATCTCTGTCTTGATGTTGCGCTTGACAGCCTCTTTCGATTTACCTTTTGCGAGTGGCATCGTGACCTCTAGTAAGAAAGACCTATCCCATACCCAAGACGCTGAAGATCGCCCAACTGGTTTTTCAACCTACCAGCTCCAATGTCTGTCCTGTAAAACGGTGAGTTGGGAATCTTCACCTTCTTTATTGCGCTGTAAGCACTGCGGCGAGCACCTGTTATCGTGTCGCCCAAGCCCGTTGCAATCAATACGTAATCGCCAGCAGTCACGGGACCCGGTAGCTCGACTACTTTCCCGTTAATCTCGCGCGGCGCGTCACCGATCATGACTTCCGAGAAGTGAAGATGCTCCATATCTCCCGCATTGTAAATCGGTATGCCGCAAAGTTCCTTGTTCGTTATTTTCGAGTAGGGAAAGTCGGGCAGCGCCATCAGGACGGAGATGGAGACTACATCGGTCTTCACCTTCAGCGTGTCGCGCCCGTTCACCAGGTCCAGCATCCATTGGGCCTGATCGCCTTCGATCAATGCGGTAAGGTTATGGCGGATCGGCCAACCGTCACGCATCGTCCACTCCAACGGATAGGGGGTTCCATCGTGCGTTATCATGCAGTTCACATCAACGTAGCCGACGTACCCCACGCGATGGAGATGATCTGTAGCCGGCTTGAGCACCTGATCAGCGAGTTTCGACTTCTTCACGACGCGCACAGTAGTGCCCATCTCGCCCGTATTCACGCCGAGATCGCCGTTCATCAGTTTCTTGTTCTCCCAGTTCTCAACCCATCCTGCTTTGGACCACCCAGCAGGCCCGAACCACCCGCCCACGGCCATCTCCATCCCGTCAATCTTCTCCTGGAGAATAAATCCGTCTTCTTTGGCCGATTTGACGTATTTCGGGACTGTTTTCCAGCGCTGAAGCATGTAGACCAGATCCGCCGCCGAGTTCGCAACATAGGACATTGCCCGCTCGCCGTCACCGGACGGCTTGGAGACAAACGCTTTACCCTGCTTTTTTACGTAGGCAATAGCTGAGTCGTAGTCGTGAAACGTCTTGCCATCGATGCACGGCATCCCGCAATCTTCCATCACCTTTTGACCAATCTCGCGGTCCAGTTCCCATTCGACGGCATCCAGATTACAACCGAAGATCGGATACCCGATACGCCGGAAGGGCTCCAGCAAGTCGAGATAGTGCGTGTTGTCGGGCGTGTAGATGAGATCCGCCCATCCGATCCATTTCTTGCGAAGCTCGTTGAAATCGCGGATCTTTGTGACGAACCCTTCGCCCGCGTGGCGGTCCGTGCCATCGGGACGCGGTTTGTCATACCAGCGCACTTCATGCCCTTGCATCTGCCAGCGCATGCACAGGTCAAGCGCGTTGGAACCAACGTCAATCACCAAAATTCGTAGCTTTGTCATTTTGCATCTGCTATAGTGGTCGTAACAACCTGGGAGATCACCATGAAACTCATCGCAATCGTAGCACTGTTTGCCTGCTCATCCGCCCACGCCGTGTGCGTCGGTTCACTGCCGCAGTGCAACGCGCAGACGTACCAGTACTATGGGCAGACATACCAGCAGTACGAACAGAACCAGCGGCAGCAATGGAGCGCGCCGCCGCCCCAGCAGTACCAGCAGTACCAGTACTCGCCGCCTGTGGACCAGAACGGCTTTGACCGTTACGGCCACTATCACATGACGGGTTACTGATGAACCTGAACCCGTGGCTGGATATCATTGCGGCGGTGATGGCAGTTGTGTGTTGGTGGCTGATGGATTCTCCTGACCACGATCACCACTAGCGTTCCCGTACTGCGCGCGAAGCGCGCCGATGGCTGCGGCCCGCGCTTTGCCGTTTGTCGAGCCGTACGCGGCGCGCAGCAGATCGCGTCCCTGTTGCGTCAGCAGCGCTTTCGAGGCAACGTAAGGTGTAACGACTGCCGCCACGGCGCCCATCGGGTGCGTTACCGCCAGCGCAGGAATACTCAGCATGTGCGCCGCGCCCGTCGTCTTTGACGGGTTAGCGCCGGTCTTGTCGCCCGCGCGCGCCATCGTATCAGTCACGTCCTTTATGT